AACCGCTGATTCTCCTCGCGGATGCGGTTCGCCACCATCTCGCCGTGAGCACGCTGCCGCGCCTCGGCCACCCCCGCGAGGATGCCGCCACCCGCCGCCGTAAACGCGGAGCCAAGGCCGGACCCTACAGGAATGACGATCGGGCTTCGGAGCCTCCTTCAAAACATGGAACCGCCGGACGCAATCCGACGGTTCGCGTTCTTTCGCCGAACCGCCGTTGCGTAACTGAACGCGGAAGTCGGGTACTGTGCGGTTTCCAACTGACCGTTCGCGTCCCCGCCCGCAAACGGGCTCTGGAACGTGCTGCTGCTGATTTCAGGGTTGCCGCCGGGGATTGTCACCGGGCTTTGTGTGTTCGCCGCCGCGTTGGTGCCCGTGCCGGACCCGGCATCCTTGGACGCCATGTACGCCCGCAGACCCTCGGACAACGCCTGATAGCCGCCGTCGCCACCGCCCGCACTTTCGGCGAACCCCATCGTAATGTCGGCTTTCTGCTGCCCGAGCCGCTGGTCGATCTGGCCGAACGTCTGAGCCTTGTCCGCCGCAATAGCCGCACCCGCGTCTGTCGCCACCGTAGAGTTGTAGAAGCCACGGTCGATCATGTTCTGGGTGGCCTGCCCCTGAGCGTTCTCCGCGATGCGGGTTGCCGAAGTCTTGGCGGCCGACGCCCCGAGGTCGGCGTAGTTGAGCGCCCGAGCCTCACGGTTGCGGAGTGCCTTACGCGCCTTCTTCTTGTCCATGTAGTCACTGATTGCACCAGCCGCTTGCATTCCCAAGGCTGCATATTCGACGCTTCGCCACCTCCTAGTTCAATCGCCGCCTGCTTGTCGGTTCAACCTTGACAAGAATACGCTCAATTCCCCACGTTGAACCCGTGGAATCGTGCCGGACAACGATTTGGTGAGCGCCGCCCGTTTGCCGAAGCCCGACCGGATCCTCAAACCCGTCCTGCGTTGCAAACCACGTCCCCCTTGCGTCGGTGCTGGCCGGGACGTCAATGTCCGCCTGCATGACCTGTGACGCGGACTTGGCCGTACGCACCTGCCAATTCACACCCTGCGTACCCCGCACGCCCACCGCCTGAAGTTCGGTGACGATGCTTTCCGAGCCGCCGTTGCCGAGTTCCATGATCGGATACCGGACCCACGAATCAATCGCCGTCCCGTCGTCGTCCTTGGCCCCGAACCTCGGACGCCGGATGTACCCGTCCGCACCGCCCATCAGAAACCGCCGCCCGTCGTAGGACTGGCCCACGATCTGCCTGCTGGCCGTCGGGCCGAACGTCTGGGGGTACTCGTCAAGCCACATGGCGTTCTGCCGTACGTCCAGCGTCACATGCGTTCCCGCCGTCACCCCGTCGCGGGGCGTCAGGAACACATGGACCGACGCCGCAGCCGAGTCGTAGATGAGTTGAACCAGCGTGGTCGAGGAATCGACCTGATCCAGCACGGTTGACAGCCGCCGCCCGCTGATGTTCTTGGGGAGAAGCCCGCCCTTTTGGATCATAAAGAGGCCGCCCGCACCCAAGAAGTACAGGTTGCCTTCCTCGTCAAAGCAGAATGCACGCGGGCCGAACACGCCCGTCTGGTCGGACAGAAGCAACAGCCGCCCGCCGTAGCCGGGATCGCCGCTGAAGTAGTAGCAGGATTTGGAACAGCCCATGAACAAGTAGTCGTCTTGGAACGGGGCGAGGCAAGTAATCGCGTCCGCAGGCACGCCCGGGGAATCGCTGGCCGTACCCGAGAATGCTCGCGTGGCTTCATTTCCTCCCGTGGTCCAGTTCGTCACGTCACCGACCTTGGACATCGCCCAGTACGACGGGTTGGCGTCGTAGTTGGCGAGCACGATTCGGCCACGGTACCGCGTGATAACCCGGCACTTGCCAAGGATCGACGTGCCCGTGACGTTCTGCCAGTTGCCGTACGTCCGCTCCACCGGGTTGACGATGATCGCGTCCGTCCCGTCCACCGCGAACACATAGTTCCGGGGTGCGTTGGGGCTCGGGGTCGGATAACCCGCCGCCGCCGTCAAGCTGGTCAGCATCGTCGCGGTCTGAATCTCGCGTCCGGTCAGAACCGTCGTCGCCGACCCGTCGAACGCCGTTACCTCGGTCAGGGTCGATTCGACATCGAGCGTGCCCGTGTCCACACGCCCGCCGGTGAAGGCCACCACGTCAGACGATCCCACGCTGATCGGAGGCGTGCTGGCGGTCGCCTGCCGCACGAACCGGGCTGCAAACGCCTTGGCCGCGAGGCCGGATGGGGTACCAGAAGCCGTAGCCGATCGCGTCGTGTACTGCCCGCCCTCCACACACACACCATGCCACTTGGACGAACCGGCCGCTGTCCATGTACCGCCATAGTCAGCCCCTGTGCTGTTGGGGTGGATGCTGTCCTTCGGTGACAGCCGGAAGATGCGGACGCCTTGGTGATACCCCTCAATCCAACCCGTCGCGGCCTGTGTCGCCGCACTCGTCGAATCGTAAGGCACGCACCGCAGCTTGATCCAGAGTTCGGGCGAGACGTTGGGCAAGTTGCGGTCAATGTTGGCCAGCGTCACGTCGTCGATGTCAAGCTCAACCTCATCGAGCAACCGATGGTAATTGGCGTCGTTGCCGTCGATTTCGATGAGAAGCACGCTGATGATGTTCGTCTGATTGATCGCCCGCGTCGTGGTTGAACGGGTGCGGGAGAACACGCACTTGATCGCCCGCGTGGGACTTCCGCCCGTGACCGGCGTTCCGTACACGGTGACGCCCGAAGATGCGGTCGGAGTGGCAATGCCGGTCGCCATTAGTAGAAGTCCTCCATGCAGAACACCGCGCCGATTCCGTCGTCCACGGTTCCGTCGATGTCACGCAGCCGCACCTCTACGTCGTAGTGCTCGGTGGGCGGGGTCGTGCCCCAGACTTCAATCGTGAGCAGACCCGATCGGGTAAGTCGCGTCGTGTTCGGACCCAGAATTACCCGCTCGGTCGAATCGACCAACGGCACGCGAGATGCCGTGTTTGTCGAATACCCGGTTTGTCCGGCGACGACGCGATACAAGCCAGCGCCTGCCTGTGCTACGTCAAGGTCGTATGCCTCCCAGTTGGGCGGGAGCAGATACCGGCCCGCACCCGAAAACTCGGTCGTGCCGTAAATCTCGGCCACCACCTCGGGGACCGGGGGTACCAACTTGGCGAACTGCATGTTGGACACGCGGCGGAAATAGCCGGGCTCGCCGCCGGGCACCGACGTTGCCGGGCTCTTGAAGAACCACCCGCCGCGTGCGTTGTCTCGCGTCTCAATCTCGGACAAGGCCGTGGCCGTCGTGCCGCTGCCCGAAGCCGTCGTCAACGACCCCGCTGCAAACGTGCCCGACGTAACGTAGATGCTCAGGAATCCGTCCGTGCCGCCGTCGTACACGTCTTCAAGCACCACGCCCGTAGCGGTGCTCACCCCAAGCGTGATCGGGTCGCCAAGCACAAACGCACCAGTGCCGCCCAACGTGTTGTACTTGACGTGGGCCGTCTTCACGCCCACCGTCGAAGACACGCCGACCGTCTGGTCGATGTTCTCGTCCGGCCACTTCCACGTCGCCGTCAGGCCCGCCGAAGTCGCCTGCAACCGAATCGTGCAGTTGTTCGAGATGGTGGACGAACCCGAAAGGCTCGTCGTTTCGCCCGCCGCGAGTTGCGTCTCGTCGTCGCCAATCACCGACACGATGACGAGCTTGACCGAGTTGTCGTCGCCCTGCCGTTGCAGGTACGCCCACACGAACCCGCTCAGGTTTGCATGGCCACGCACAAACGGGCCGATGTTCGTGCAGTCCACGAAGTCGATTGACCGAGCCCGGCGGTAGCAGTTCAACGTAATCGACACGTCATTCTGCGTGTCCTCCGTCACCGCCAGCCCAAGCCCGTACCCGTCCGCGAAGTTGGACAACGCCGAAAGATGGTCGGGGAACCCGCCGCCGCGTACCAGCGTGATCGAAGTTTGGGGCGGACTGGCTGTTCCCTGCCAGCCCGTCGCGCCCCATTGAGTCAGTGACCGGCTGAACCGAAGGTAGCGGCCCCGAAGTTCCTGCCCGATCGTGTACCCGTTGTACGCCGTCGGGAACGAGTAGTCACTGAACGAATCCGTGACAAACTGGTAGGTACCGATAGTGGTGGGACTGGTGTTGAAAGCGCGGACGGCAACTTCCAGCCCCGTGATCGTTACGCCCGTCGTACCACCCGCCGCGTTGATGAACGCCTTGGCCGTGCCATCACGACCGCCGACGGTCTGAGCGCCAGCCGACGCCGGAAACCCCCGCACGTTGCGGGCGTCCGGGCACGTCAGATCGGCCTGAGCCCGCTTCGGCAAGGATTGATCCACGCCCTTGATCGGAGGCGGGAGGTCGATGTAGTCCGCGCTTTCGCACCTCGCTTACTTGCCGTAGTAGTGAAGTTGGCGAAGAGTCAGAGCCTTGGTCACGCCCGCGCTGTCACGGTCAAGCACTCGGGCCGTGGGCTTCAGAGCGGCGCTGGTCGTCATGGACGGAAGGGCCGACAGATCGACCTGATTCCCGTCAATGAACACGTTGGCCCGGCTGTCCGTGCCAATCTCGATCGCAAACTCGTACTCCGTGGAAGCCGTCACCCTAACGCCGGTGTTGACCGCGTAATCGGAACCGCCCTTGGAGAAGATGACGTAGAACGTGGTCGAACCGGCGCTCACGTCGGCATAGCCGCTGGCGGGGTCAATGTCGATCGCGTCGGTGTCAAACACGATGAAGACCTGATCGGCGTCCGTCTTGTAGACCGCCGTGTCCGTGAGCTTGAACCCCCACTGAATGCAGTAGTTCGCCACCGAAGCGCCCGTCTTGATCTTGCCAGACAGCCGATGCTTGCGGGTCCCGTCCGGAAGACGCGACACGCTCCACGCACCCGTCGCCAGCGGGAAGATCGCCGCCGCGTCGTTGTCCGCGCCCGCGTCGCCAGCCGTGTTCGTGATTGTGATGCCGCCGCCGTCGGTCGCAAACGAAACCGCCGGGGTGCCCGCACCCGTCAGGTCCCACATATTTGAGACCGTCGCACCCTGAGTCGCGGCCGGAAGAATCTCGAACTGCTCGATCAGGTTCGTAGACCAGTCACCGCCAAGGTGCCCGCGAGCCTCCCGATCCAACAGCTTCCGCACATTGCCCTTGTTCATCGCACTCGTACCCATTGAAACTCCTTCCCGGGCCTATTGCCCGAATGGACTACGCCATCGTCACCGTGTTCATCGGATACCGGGGGATCCCGTAAATCCGATCACCGGCACCGCCACGAAGCGGGCCGACCATCCACTGCTTCGATCCGTCCGCCATCCGCACCCTTGCAAACTCGGCGTCAATCACGCCCGGCTCGAACAAGGGACGCTTGTTTTCCATCAGGTACGCCCGGTCCTGCGCCAGCATCGACAGCAGGCCCTCGGCGTCCCGGTCGATGCTCGGATAGTCATTCTCGTTCGCTTCGGTCACGTCCACCCACGCCCGGCGATACAGCATCAGGATCGCGGGCGTCCCGTTCGCCGACGGCTCGGGGTAGATGAGCGCCCGCTTGGTGGGAGCCACGCCAGCGTTCGCGGCCGGTACCGACGACGTAAACGCGACCGAGTACGCAAAGGACCCAACCCCAACCGTGGACTGACGAAGGAGCGCAAGTTCTTGCAGCGTCACGATTTGCACAGCGTTCACCGTGGTCGTCGGCTGGTAAAGGTGCAGCACCGTGCCGAAGTCGTCCGGCAACTCGATGTAGTCCCGCCCGCTCACCGTCGCCAGCGTGTACGGGCCTTGGTGACACCACGACCATTCGTGCATCGTGAACAACTGCCGCCCCGCTTCGTTCAGCGTGGAGTACAGGTCGTGTCCGGTCGCCGGGGTCTTGCCCA